GGCGGGAACCACGGTAAGTTTGATTGTTTGATGAGCGGGAAAGGGAAACGCAGAAAATGACTACACCCGGAAGCTTGCCGCTGTGTTTTCGTTGCGACTGCCAGCCGTGTGAATGCCACGACGGCATCACGCTCTACCATGCCGACTGCCGAGACATTCTCCCGTTGCTGGAACCGGGGAGCGTGGATCTGCTGCTGACTGATCCGCCGTATGGGATGAATTACAACACTGATTCTCGACGTTTTACAGGCGGAGTCAACAAAGAACGTCGTTACGGGCAAGGCCAGGGGCCTCGGCCAGTCACAGGTGATGATGAGGTATTCGACCCAACGCCGTTTTTGCTGTTCCCAAGAGTGATTTTGTGGGGCTTTAATCATTGGGCACAGCGGGTGCCTATTGGGACAACATTGGTTTGGCTGAAGAAACGAGCACACAGACTAGGTGCTTTTTTGTCGGATGCAGAACTAGCTTGGGAAAAAGGCGGACACGGCGTCTATGCAACGTACGTGCCAGGTGATGGGCGGTGGGACCTGGCAGAAGGTTGTGTACGTTGCCACCCTACGCAGAAACCGATAGCGTTGATGGGATGGTGCTTGGAGCGGCACCAAAATGCAGCGAGCATCCTCGACCCCTTCGCCGGCTCCGGCACCACTGGCCGGGCGTGCAAAGATCTTGGCCGAAAGTGTATCCAGATTGAGATCGAAGAGCGGTACTGCGAGATTGCTGCTCGGCGGCTAGAGCAAGAGGTTCTCTTTTGAAACGGCGGACAAAAAAGCAGGCGAAGACAGCCGGCCAGCGGCACCGGGAGGCGGCTTCCCGGTCGGCCGCAAAAGCCTCGGCTGCCGTTCAGGAAATCGGCCCGCTGCCTAAGCCGGAGTGTACCGACCGCAAGCGGCGCCGGGCGGCCGAGAAGAGTCTTCAGGTCTTCCTTGAAACCTACTTCCCGGATCTCTTTTTTCTGCCGTGGAGTGATGACCACCTACAGACGATCGTCGCGTTGGAGCGGGCCGCCACGCACGGCGGGCTCCTGGCACTGGCGATGCCGCGGGGCGGCGGGAAGAGTTCGTTGTGCCGGGGCGCGGCCCTATGGTGCGTTCTGACCGGGCGCCGGCGGTACGTCTGTCTGATCGCCGGGACAGCCACCCGCGCCGAGGAGTTGGTCAAGGCTCTGAAGATCACACTTCGCACGAATCAGCGGCTGTACGTCGATTTCAAACGGGAGCTACACGCAATCCGAGCGCTTGACGGCGAACCGCGGCGGTGCCGAGGGCAACGGTACCGCGGGAAGCCGACCTACGTGGAGTGGGGCGCCTCCCACGTGGTGTTCCCGACGATCCCGGGCAGCAAGGCCAGTGGCAGCGTGATCTCCGGGATCGGGCTGACCGGGAGCGAGATTCGCGGCCGGTCCCATACGCTGGCCGACGGCCAGACGGTCTTGCGGCCTGACTTCTGCCTGATCGACGATCCCCAGAATCGCGAGACCGCAGCTAGCCCGACGGAGAACCGCAAGCGGCTGCAGCTCCTTAACGGCGACGTTCTCGGGATGGCTGGGCCAACAGCGACTATGGCTGCGGTGGCGACCGTCACAGTGATCTACCCGGATGACCTCGCCGACCGGCTGCTGAACCGGGAACGGTCTCCCCAGTGGAGTGGTGAGCGGTTCCGGATGGTCTACCAGTGGCCGGACGCCGATGCAATGGAACTCTGGCGACAGTACGGCGATATCTGGCAAGACAAGCACTGCCGCGAGGCCGGCGAGCACACAGAGTTCTACCGCCAGCACCACGAGGCCATGGACCGGGGCGCCGTCGTGGCGTGGCCCGAACGACACGAGGCCAGCGAGATCTCAGCCCTGCAGTGCGCGATGAACAAGAAGCTTGCCGATCCGGAAATGTTCGCCGCGGAGTATCAGAACGAGCCCCTCGAGGGCGACGGCGATATGCTCGTGTTGCGGACTGACCAAGTCGCGGCGAAGGTCAACCACCGGCCGCGGCTGGCCGTGCCTACCGACTGTGAACACGTTACGGCGTTCATCGACTGCCACCAAAAGCTACTCTATTGGCTGGCAGTTGCCTGGGAATCGAATTTTACCGGCTACGTGATCGACCGGGGCACGGTCCCCGATCAGCGCCGCCGGCACTTTACGATGGCCGGGGCCCCGCGGCCGTTCCCGGGTCGCGATGTCGAGGCTGAGGTCTACGGCGGTTTAAAGGGGATTGTATGGGAACTTGCTCAACGGAAGTGGTGGCGTGACGACGGGGCGATGCTCCGTATTTCCCGAATTGGGATCGATTCCGGCTGGCAGAAGGCTACCGTCTACCGGTACGCCAAGCAGCAGCTCTATGGGAATCTCGTCTGGCCCTCTAAGGGCGTGGGCATCACCGCCGGCAACCGGCCGATGAGCGAGTACCGCCGCAAGCCGGGAGAGACGATCGGCGACAACTGGTACGTGCCGAGCGTCCGAGGTACACGCGAGCCAAGGCACGTTGTGATCGACACGAACCACTGGAAGAGCTTCTGCTACCAACTTCTAGCGGCGCCCATGGGCTCCCGTGGGTGTCTTTCGCTTTGGGGGAGTGAGCCGGCCTTGCACCGGCTCTTCGCAGAGCACATCTGTGATTCTGAGTACCGCGTGCAGACCGAGGGCCGCGGGCGAAAGGTCGAGGAGTGGAAGCAGCGGGCGAGCCGCCCAGACAACCACTGGCTCGACTGCCTGGTCGGCTGTGCAGTGACGGCGTCAATGCTGGGGTGCCGGCTGGCGGATACTACGCAACCGGCAGCGACAAAGCGGCGACGGAAGCGGCGCGTGCAATATCTGGATTGACGGGTGATTCATCTCTGGGACTGGAGTGTTTCTGATGCGTACCTGCGAAAAGTGCACAAACTCGACCGTTTCGCCTTCTGATCGGTTCTGTCGGGAATGCGGGCGCAAGGTGCTCCGGCAACTAGAAGCGGCCGGTTACCTAATGTCACCACCAGAGGAATCACTCCGGAAACAGAAAGACTTAGCGGAGATCCACCAGGAGATCGAGGAGCGATGGCGCCGCCTCGGTTACGACACGACTGGGTGGGAGTAGGACCCACAAAAAAACTAACCACTACCATCGGGATTTATATAGTAGGGAGCGAGAGTGGAAGTTGCTGAGTCGATTCTACCGCCGCTACCGTCTGCGTGGTCATCCGAGAAAACAGAAAAGCTACTAAAGGCACGCACTGACGCGGGCGACCTGGATGCCAAGGAGCAGCTCACGATTCTAGTGATTGCCAAAGTCAAGCGGATTCTCTGGCGGTTAATCGAAGAATGGGGATGCTACAACATCGATGCCAGCGAGCGGGAATCGTTATCGCAGATTACAGCGGTTACGGCAGTGGCGGGCTTTGATCCGAAACGCGGTTACCTAGAACCGTACGTCAAGCTCTGCGTACGCAAGCAATTGCGAGCCTACATTCATGGTGCAGCCCGCGTCAATCGAGGTGAACCGGTACCAGCGATACGCCGTCAGGAATTCAGTTTTCGGGACCCGCAGATGCGGGCGGCATTCGGAGCACTCACGATTAGACAGCAGGAAGTTTTGCGGCTTCGGTATTGCCTGGGATATTCTGCGCGACACATTGCCGGACATTTAGGTTTGAGCGTTCGGCGCATTCACAGAATACACGCAAGGGCAATTAAGAATCTGCGTGACTGGTTAATGCCGCTGAATGTTACAGTTGATAGCTTCTAGTCTCTCTTCTCAGTTTTGCTGTCTGTTCTCAAAGGGAAAGAAAGAACCATGCGCCCACTGTCTCTTTTGCTGGTCGTCGCGGCTCTGATTGGAGCCCCCGACTACTCACACGCCGGTGTCTCGGAGACGCTGGACGCGACGTGTCGAATTCACGCCCCGGACGGTAGCACGGGTACCGGTTGCGTTTTCGAGATCAGCCAGGGACGGGCCTTCATCCTGACCAATCGACACGTCGTCGGCAATGCCAATGCCGTCAAGTGTATCTTTTGGAAACAGGGTCACCAGTCGGCGGGGCTGTCCGGTGCAGTGATTGCCCGCGGTGCCGGCGTCGATGTGGCGATTGTCTCCGTTCCACAGACGTCATTCGGAGGCCACCTGCCCCGGGTTATCCCGATTGCGCCACGGGGCACGAAATTGAATCCCGGTGACACAATCACGTCGGCCGGATGTGCGAAGGGGGCGTGGGCTACGGGGTGGAAGGGGCACGTTCTCGGCTACGACGACGGCAACCTCTGTTTCACGCCACCGCCAGCCAACGGCCGTAGTGGGTCGGCAGTCTGCGACGCCAAGGGCGAACGAATTGTTGGCCTGATCTGGGGGCGCCAAAACAGCGGACAGAGCCGAGGCTTTGCGGTCAGTCTCGAAAACCTCTACCGGACTTTGCGATTCACGCAGACGGCAGGCGGCGGCTGGGCTCATTCGCCGGCGCCAGCCTGGACGTACGATTCACCGAAGCTGGCCCCCACAGAGCCGAGTCAGTGCGGCCCCCGGGGATGCCCGGCGCCGCAGCCTAATCCGAGTCAGCTTCTGCCATATCGCCGATACGAAGAGCGCAGGATGGACCGGCTAGAGGACAAAGTTGATCGGGTATGGCCGACGCTGCCGGGCGGTTCCAGTGGCGGTTTAGCGGGCCCGTCGATGGGGAGCAGTGAGTTCCAGCAGCTCGATCGACACCTCTCGGAGCAAGATCGGACACTCGACGCGATCGGACGGGCCGTACAGGCAGAGCTCCAGTCGCTCGAGAAAGGCGTCGAGGATGCTCAAGTCGGAATCGCAGAGAAGATCACCAAGGGGCTCGGCGGGTCCGTTGGAGGCGTAGTGCTCGGCGGGCTAAAGTCGCTGTTAGCGAAGATCGGGATCGGTGGCGGGCTTCTGGGTGGTATTCTGGTCTTTTTCGGGGTTCGCATGGCTCGCGGGTATGCCCATACGATCGCCGGCGCCGTCGATAAGTTGACGGACGTAATCCCCGGCAACTGGGATGACGCGATTCTAGACAACATCGCCTACAAGGTTGCCGACGCCGTGGGCACCGATACTGCCAAGAAGGCCAGAGCAGAAGCTCGCAAGGTGGTCCGGGCGGAAGTCAAGAAGCCGGCCAAGAAGTAGGGAGGCACCATGTTTGTTAGATCGTCTGTCTGTCTATTAGTCTGCCTAATTGCGGGCACTTGCGAAGCATCACTACTTAGCCGGCGGGTCGGCATCCGGGATGCGGCCGCAGCCACCTACACGGCAGCTAATCGCGTCGAAGAGGTGACCCGGCAAGTGCAACAGCAAGTGCAGGGAGCCGCAGCCAATACAGGCCGAATCACTGAGGTTTTCCGGCGGATTCTCGATGGATACTGTCAGCAAGGCTTCGTGGAAGTCGAATTCCGCAGACGTGATCTGCCGCTGTTTTCAATTCGACTCTACTTGCCGCAGTCGGTCAGGGAGGAGTCGGTCAGGGAGGAAGACCCCGAGTGAGCAGCGACGACATTACCCGCCTCCATCAACGGATTGACGCACTTGACGAAGAGATGGAACGGCGACACGAAGAGGTGGCCGGCAAGCTGGGCGATATCTCGACGACACTCGCCAGCGTGGCCACTTCTTGCGGGATCTGCAGGCCGATTGTGATGGGCAATGGGGGCGAGTCTATCGATAGGCGGGTCACTCGCCTGGAGACTGCTCGGGCGATCGGTGGCAAGGGGTTTTGGTTGATTGCCGGAGCCGTTGCGACGCTCATTTCAGGCGTAGTGGCTGCCGTGGTGGCCACTGTAATGTGAGGACTGACATCATGGGTCAACGCGGACGTCCGCGCACGAAACCGCCAGCCTACTGGGTTTGGCATGATCCTGTGCGCTGTGTCGAGTGTGGCATGACCTACCGCTCGCCCTACGCGACGAAGGCCCACGAGGAAATTGAGCAAGGCGGCCAGGCACCCAACGGCAAGCCTTACACCCACGTCGCGTGGCGGATGTGCACTTGTAACGTATGCGGCCGACGATTCACTGTCAGGGTTTTAGAGAACCGGGAGCCGACGGCAGCAGCCGTGTGCGAGTAGGTAGAGATGGCGATCGCAGATGACATTGCGAAACTGGAAGCAATCCTCAACGAAGGCACAAGCCGTGTCACGGTTGACGGCGTGACAGTGCAGTATGATCTCGATAAGGTGCGTAGTTGCCTTATGGCACTGAAGGCGGAACAAGATGCGACGCTGCGGCCGCGTGCGGCCCAGATCGATCTAAGTGGTTTTTGAATGCCGGGACTAATGGCGACAACCAGGGCGTGGGTCAACCGTCTGCCGACGATATTTGGTTATGACGCCGTAGACGATACGCAAAAGCGGCGCAAGTCGGCCCGCGTCCATGTGATGAGCGAGGACAATCAGCTCAAGCAGGCCGACCGCAAGCGACTGGTTGCCACTACCCGGGACGTGCGGCGGAATTATGAGATTGCCGCCTGGATGATCCGCAAGCACCTCGACTACGTGTCGACGTTTAACTTCCAGGCACGTACGTCTAGCGACGCTTTCAATCGTCGGCTGGAAAGCCTGATGACGTGGTGGTCGCGGAAGCAGAACTTTGATGTGGCCATGCGGCACAATCGGCAGCGGTTCATCCGACTGGCGGAGGCCTGCCGTACGGTCGACGGCGACGTTGGGGTCTTGAAGCTCAGTAGCGGCCGAGTGCAGGGGGTCGAAGGCGATCGAATCCGCACGCCGACATTGGGGAAGCTGCCGGATGGCCTGGATACCGAGAAGCTCATCCATGGCGTCCAGCTTTCGCCGGCCGGGGCGGCGCGAGCCTACTGCCTCTGCGATCGCAACGCCTGGGGCGACGGATTTGTCTTTAAGCGGATGATTCCAGCCCGACACCTGACCTTACACGGCTACTACGACCGCTTCGATCAGGTCCGCGGCGTTTCCCCGCTGGCGGCGGCACTGAACCGGCTCCGTGACACCTACGAGAATTTTGATTACGCGCTGGCGAAGGCGAAGGTAACGCAGTTGTTTGCCTTGGCATTCTACCGCGAAGCCACCGAGTCCATGGGTGACGTTACCAGCGCTACCGACGGTTCCGGCGACGAAGACAAGAGCGAATACGAGGTGCAATTCGGCAGGGGGCCGGCGGTACTCGACTTGGACCCCGGCGACCGGGCGGAATTTCTAGAGAGTCGGCACCCGAGCTCGGAGTTTAAGACCTTCAGCGACGCCATGATCGCCGTGGCACTAAAGGCACTCGATATTCCGTTCAGCTTCTTTGCTGAGAATTTCACGAACTACTCCGGCAGTCGGCAGGCCCTGCTCCTGTATGAGCAATCTGCAGCGAACAAACAGCAAGACAACCGGGAGTTACTCGACGCCTTAACGGCCTGGCGTATCGGACTGTGGGTACTCGACGGCGTGCTCGAGCTGCCGGCCGGCTGGACGATCGAAGAGCTGCAGTGGGAATGGATCGCGAAGGGCATCCCGTGGATTCAGCCACACCAAGAGGTGAAAGCGGACGTCGAGGCGCTGAAGGCTCGCATCACCAGCCGGCAGCGGATATTAAAGCGCCAGGGGTTGGACTTCTGGGAAGTCGCCGATGAGCTTGACGCCGAAGAGGAGCGGCTCGGCCTATCGGAACAGGCGGTGCCTGCGGAGAACGAGTCAGGGGATAGTCAATCCGAGGATGACGAATCAAGGGAAGACAATGAACAATGAACAGCGCAAAATCCCGCGTGCGGCGTGCCAATTCCGGGCGTCGGCCCTCGAGTTTGCCAGTCAGGACAAAGGAAATCCGGCCGTGCGACTTACCGCACGAAGTGGGCAGCCGATCGAACACTGGTACTGGGGGCGGATTATCCATGATTTCGCCGGAATGCGTTTGCATAAACCCACCATCCCGCTCGACTATTGCCACCGTGACGAGGAAGTAATCGGGTTTCTCGACACCTTTACCACGGAATCGGGCGACCTCGAAGCCGCCGGTCGGCTGGTACCGTATCAGCCTGGCGATCGGGCAAGCGAGGTGAAACACAAGGCGGAAGCCGGCGTGCCCTACGAGGCCTCGATCAACTTCGGCGGCGATGGCATCCGGATTCAGGAAGTTCAACGCGGCGAAGTTACTGAGGTCAATGGCCGCGAATTTGAGGGCCCCGGCGTCGTAGTGCGTCAGTGGCCTCTGCGTGGTGCCGCAGTCTGCCCCTACGGCGCCGACATGCACACCGAGACGACATTTTCAGAGGGGGAGACAATCCCCGTAACCTTTGAAAGGGAAGATTACGCTATGTCGAAAGAGCAAGACCAGCCGGCAGACAATGAGGCTGTGACGCCGGACACCGAGACTACTGACGCCGCCGAGTTGGCGGCACCTACCTCGGAGGTTCCCGAGAGTGCCGAGGCACTAGAGCAGCCCGAAGTGCCGACTGCATTTCTCACCCAAGAGGAGTTCGACCGCCACAATGAGGTTACGGAGCAAGGATTGCGTGCCGAGTGCAAGCGGTTCCTCGACGTATTCGGTCCTCAGGGTGGCGAGTGGTACGCCGAGGGGCTTTCTTTTGCGGACGCCCAGGAGCGAAACACCGAGGCACTAAAGGCCGAGAACAAGCAGATCAAGGCCAAGTTGGCGGCTGTCGATCGTGGCGAAGAGGAGCCGGTGGATTTCCAGGCCGGCTCCGAAGAAACGCCTGACGGCAAGGCAAGTCAGGCGGTCGTTGACAACCACGGCGACGGGTTGGCGCCCCTGATTGCGTTCAATGCGTCGAAGATGCCGGACCCGAGCCGCAACTGAACGGCGAGGCCGGAGCAAATCACCCTTCGTGCATAAGAAGAGGAGCACACACAGATGGCAATGCCTACTCTCTTGGATGTGATCCGACGCAACGGCACCGACGCTGCCGTCGGATTGATCGACGAAACCACCAAGGCCGTTCCTGAGGTTCGCCTGGGCGCGGCCCGGACGATCCGCGGCCTGAACTACAAAACCCGAGTGCGGACCGGACTGCCGACCGTCGGCTTCCGTCAGGTCAGCCAGGGGACCGCGGTCAGCCACAGTCAAGTGGAACAGCGGCTGATCGAAGCCTTCCTGATGAATCCCCAGTTTGAGGTCGATAAGGCGGCCGCCGACGCGGCAGAAGACGGGGCCGCGGCCTACCTTGCCGAGGAAGCCCAGGCGATCACGCAGGCCGCTATGCAGGCCCTGGGCGTGGCGTTCTTCTATGGCGCCGACGCAACATTCGGTAAGACCGACGCCTTCCCCGGTCTGCTGCAATCCTACGACAACAGCACCATGTACGTTGACGCGGGTGGCACAACTGACAACGTCGCGTCGAGCGTCTGGTTGGTGCGGTTCGGGCTGCAGGACGTCCGCTGGATTCTGGGCGAAGGCGGCCGGGCCGAGGTCACCGATCCCACTGAAGTGCGACTGGTCGACGGCAGCGGCAACCCGTACACCGGCTACCGCCAGGAGCTCTACCTGCGGCCCGGGCTGCAGGTCGGTTCAGTCTTCTCGGTCTGCCGGATCAAGAAGCTGACCACCGACAGCGGTAAGGGCCTGACCGACGCCCTCTTCGACCAGGCACTGGAGAAGTTCCCAGCCGGCAAGCCGCCGAACGCGATTTTCTGCACCCGTCGCTCGCGTCGGCAGTGGAAGAACAGCAAGACCGCCACCAGCCCGACCGGCGCCCCTGCTCCATGGCCCGATTCGGTCGACGGTCCCGAGGGTACGATCCCGGTCTACACGACTGATTCGATTTCCAACGTCGAGACCCTCGCACTCTAAGCGGGGTGATCTTTACGACCACAATCAATTCTCAACTCTTGAAGGTTCGGAGAATACCATGGACCGAGCAAACCAGCGCGTCAAAGACGCGACCAAGGTTACCACGCAAGCCCTGCCGAATGGCGCGGCCTCCGTGCAATCGTCCGGGTTCGACCTGGGGCTGTACGGCAGCCGCGGGGCCCGGATGGAAAACGTCGAGCTAGAGATCCAGGCCCCCGCCCTGGCGACGGCAGATCTGCCCGACACGAAAACCATGAAGTACGATGTGCAGGTAGATACCGTGTCGAACTTTGCCAGCCCGACGACGATCGCCAAGGAAGTGATCGTGCAGACCGGAGCTGGCGGGGCGGGGGCGGCCGCGGTCACAGCTCGCTTCAAGCTCCCCTCGGATTGCCAGCAGTATATCCGGGTGCAGGCCACGAACGACGGCACGGGCGACGCCTCCGATAAATCCATGACGGTACAGATCCTGCACTGAGGTTGTCGTGTCGATCGCTACCGCAATTGCCCGGGCTGTGTCGACCGCCCAATCGGCGGCCGGCATGGAGATCGCCTACCGCCGCAATAGCGAGTATGTCGCCGGCGGCCTGACGGCCGTTAAGTCGGTCGTGCGCGTCGAGTTGGACGGCGGCGATGGCACCACGGTTGAAGGCGAGCGTGTCGATTGGATTCTCGAGGCGGCTGACCTGATCCTCGGCGGGCAGCAGACGGAGCCCGTCGAGGGCGATCGAATCGAAGAAACGACCGGCGGTAAGACCTGCACCTACGAGGCGATGCCGGTCGGCACGGAGGCCTGTTGGCGGCGGTGTGATCCGCAAGGGCAGGCAATCCGCGTGCACAGCAAGCTGGTTGAGGTGCAATGAGTTGTCAGGCCGGAGAGATTGCCGATGCGGTAACCGCCGAACTGGACGGCACCACGTTCAGCTCGGGCTTCACGCCCACGCGGAAGTGGCGGGCGAATTACCAAGTGACGGCGCTGAAGGCCCTTAAAGTGGTCGTATTGCCCGGGCCAGCGAGTTTTGAAGTGCTGGACCGTCGGCGGGATGATACGCAGTACGCTACCGATGTGGTGCTGCTGCAGAAGGTCAATCCGGACAGTAACGTTGCCGTCGATGGCCTGGTGGCACTCATGGAGGAAATCAAGGATCACTTCCGGGTGAAGAGCTTGACGGCCGGGAGCACGCCGATCGTTTGTCAAAGCCGGGAGTTCACCTCGCCGGGTGACGCATTAATTGACGACGCAATTTTGCGTGATGGCCGCACGTTCGTGGGTGTAGTGCGGCTACGGTGGCGATGTAAGCGGTAGGGTTTTTATGGGTGTTTCAAAGCGGCTACACACAGCTCGTACGATGGGGGTGGCGCGTCCCAGGATTCAAGGCGGTGGTGTGCTAATCGAGGGGTCGCTTGCGTGGTTTTTCGATTGCCCAAATGTGCAGCGGGCGATTGAAAAACGCCAATTGAAATTCTTGCGGAATTGGGGTGGTCGTGTTCGGAGGGTAGCCCGGTCTTCCGTCAAGCGGAAAGGGGCTGCCCGGAGGCCGCCGAAGCGTAAATACAAAGTCGGTACGCAGACGTGGACGCGGGCATATCGGCGATGGCGGCAGGAGGTGCAAGAGCAGCCGGCATCGCCGGCAGGAACTCCACCGTACACGCATAGTGGACTGCTTAAAACGGCTATTTTATTTGCGTTTGATCCACTCAGGAAATCAGTTGTTGTCGGACCTTCAGAGCATATTATTGCATCAATTGGTGCCCTCCACGAGTACGGCGGCCAACGGATGGCTGCCACGTATCCGGCCAGGCCTTTCATGCGGCCTGCCCGCGATGAGGCTAACCGAAATCTTGGCCAACTGTGGCCGAAAACCTAAAGGCGTAAAATATGTCACAAGACAATCCAACTATCGGGGAACTGGGAATCACTGGCCGGGCGGCTTCGGCACTCGAGAAGGCCGGCTTGACGACGCGGAGTGAGCTCGAGGCGTACGGCCTCGACTCCCTGGAACAGATCAACGGCATCGGCGACGATTTTGCCGCCGATATCCGCGACCTTGTGGCGGCTTCGTATCCGGCGCCCGCCGAGGGGCCGGTTGCTGAGCCCGCGGCCGATCCGGTCGTTGAAGAGGCTCCGGCCGTTGAGCCTCCAGCCGGGCCACCGGTTAAACCGGTCGTCGAAGAGCCCGCCGAAGAGCCCGTGGCGCCGACGCCAATAGTGGCGGAGCCCCCGGCGCCGGAGCCCGGACCGGCGCCCGCTACAGAGCCCGCACCGGTTCCCGATCCCGTACCGGCCGCCGAGCCGACCGTTACGCCGACGGTTTCTGTCCCGGTCGTCGAGCTTGACGACGAGATCAGTAACGCCCGGCTCGAGCGCGCCGCCTGCTATGCCCTTACCGGTCTGCTGGCTGGATTGCGAGCCAACCCAAATCCGGCGGTCCAGAGTATCAGTGAGCAGGACGTCGCCCGGGCTGCCAAGCTGCACGCCAAGGCGCTCCTGACGGAGATCGACGGCAACTGACCGGGCGGCCGCAAGCCACTACCGACACCACCAACAAGGAACAAATGAGAGGTACCAATCATGGCCGCAGGTGACTATCGCATCGGCCTTGACGGCAAGTTCTACTACGGCACGGCCGGAAGTACGGCTTCTACTGAGGCGAATAACGTTGATGACGTGAATCTGAATCTCAGCGCCCGGACAGCCGCGGCGGTTCGCCGCGGCAAGGCCTGGGTCGCCAGTAAGCCGATCGTCAAGGAAGCAACCCTGGACTTCAAGGCCTGGGACATCGAAGCCGACTCTTTTTTAACGGCCGTCAAAAACGCCTACATGAACGCAACGCGGATTGCCCTTTACCCGAAAGACGCCAGCAGCGGCGACGGCCTGGACGCCGATTACTACATCACGGGCTTCAATCGTGCCGAGGGTAACGAGGACTTCATCACCTATCAAGTGACGGCCGAACCGACCGACGAGACACGCGATCCGACTTGGGTTTAAGAAAGGATCAGAAACACTATGGCAACTTCCACCATCAATATCACGGGATCGGTCGGCGGCGTGACGATCCAGGGTCAGGTATCGCGTACTGCCGAGGGGCAGATTTCGCAAGACCCGGTACTGCCGGCAGCCAATGCAGGTACGTTATCGACACGCACCAGCGACACGGCGGGCACGCTGACACTAGGGGCAGGCCACGACATCAGCACCGGCGACACGATCGATATCTTCTGGACGGCTTCGGGAGTGCAGAAATGCGCCTACGGGGCGACCGTCGGCACTGTTGCCGGTACCTCCGTTCCGTTTACTGGCGCCAGCGGCGACGTTTTGCCGGCGCTGGATTCCGCCATTACAGCCGACGAGGTCGTCGAGGTAGATACAGATTTCGACGGCGATGATGTCGCAATCATCATGCTGCACTCGACTCGGGCGGGGCATTTCGACTTCCAGGACTCCGGCAGCGCCAGTCTACACGAGGACGTTCTGCTCGCCAGCGAGCCGTGGTTCTGGTTTAGCGAGCTCGGCTATACAAATCCGCTGACTGGTAACCCGGTCGACAAACTCCTGTTAAGCAACGCGGACTCCGTGAACTCGGCGACCGTGAAGCTTGGCGTTCTCTACGACAGCGTCCCGTGAGGTTGAAATGCCGCAGTTTACCGACTCAAAGGGGAATGGCTGGTCGCTTGCGATCAACATCGGGACGGCGAAGCGGGTCAAGGAACTCTTGCGGGCCGACCTACTCCAGCCGCTGGAAGGCAATCCGCCGCTACTGACCCGACTCAGCACCGACCTGATCTTCCTGTGTGACCTGTTGTACGCCGTTTGTAAGCCGGATGCAGACGAGCGCCAGATCAGCGACACGCAGTTTGCCGAGTGCCTGGCCGGCGAGGCCCTGCACGCGGCACACGGGGCGCTCTTGGAGGGCCTCGACGCTTTTTTCCTCCAGCTCCAGCGCACGGATGTCGTCGCAGCGATCGGCAAGCAGCAGGAAGTGATTCGGCGGGCGATCGACCTCGCCGAGCAGACGCTCAAAAGCGAAGAGTTCGACGCGATGATCGACCGCGAGCTGCAGAAGATCCCTGGGAGCTTGTCTGGCGACTCGCCGGACAGTTAGGGCTCGACCCCCGGCCTTTCACACTCCGGGAGCTGGTGTGGATGGCCGAGGGGCGCCAGCGGGAGGCGTGGTATCACACCGCCCTACTGGCTGCCCTGCATGCCGAATCCAATCGCGACCCCAAACAGCGACGCCAGCCATTTACGGAGGCGGATTTTCATCCCCACGGAGCACAAGCCTATAGCCGGCAAGAGCAGGCAGTCGCACCACCGACCGCGAGTGACCGCGAGATGCTCCGCCAGACTTTCCCCGGGAAGGTGAAGTAAGCCATGCCCTCAGCCGCAGAAATCAAAGCCGGCGCTGCCTATGTCGAGCTGTACCTGCGAGACAATCGCTTCACGCGAGGCTTGAAGGCGGCTGAGCAAAAACTCCGAGCATTAGGAAGCGCGGCCCAGAATCTAGGGCGACGACTTGCTGCCGTTTCGGCGGCTGCTTTGACGCCCGTGGCTTTTAGCACCAAAACGTTCGCGGACTTCTCCGACCAGATGGCGGTAGTGCGTGCCGTCACTGGCGCGACGGAAGATCAGTTCCGGAGATTGACGGAGCAGGCGAAAGAGCTCGGGCGTACAACGTCTTACACAGCCGCTCAAGTTGCCAGAGGCATGACCGAGCTTGGGCGCGCGGGTTTTCAGCCGGGCGAAATTCAGGCAGCGACGCCCGCCATTCTCAATCTAGCGAGGGCAACAGGGACCGAGCTTGCGGAGGCTGCCGAAATTGCTGCCGCTGCACTACGCGGATTCAACCTTGACGCCACCGAAATGCAAAGGGTTTCAGACGTTCTGGTCGCGGCCGCCAATAATTCATCGCAAACCTTGACCAACTTAGGTGAGTCGCTGAAGTATGCGGTGCCAATGGCCGCCGAGGCCGGCGAGTCAATCGAGAGTGTCAGTAAGGCGCTGGGCACCATGGCTAACATGGGCATCAAGGGCACAATGGCCGGCACGGCCCTCCGAAACCTCTTCCTACAACTCTCGAACACGGACGTTCAGAAAATGCTGCGAGAGGTGAACATTGAGGCGGTCGACGCTGCCGGTAACTTGCGGCCTGCTGGCGATATCCTAACCGAGATCGGCCGGCAAATGAGCACCATGGGATCGGCGCAGCGCATGGCATGGGCCGAGAAGCTTTTCGGCAGGCGTGCGATTGGCGGCGCCCTCAAGATGGCCGCTACTCGTTTCGAGGCACTCAACAACGCAATCGACAACGCCAGTGGGACCGCAAGCAAGACCGCCGCGATAATGGACGACACGCTCGGTGGAGCCTTTCGGCGGCTACTGTCCGCCGTCGAGGGTGTGCAGATCGCCATCGGTGAAACACTCGGGCCCGTGATTCGCGCAGTCGCCGCCAAAGTAACGGCTCTCGCTGGTGTCGTGACGGAATGGATTCAGCGGAATCAAGGACTTGTCGTGGCCGTCGTGGCGGCAACGGCTGGCCTACTGGCTTTCGGTGGTGCACTGTTCACTGTCGGCGTTGCGGCGAAACTGCTTGCCTTCGCCCTGAGTGTGCCTGTTGCGATCCTGAGCACACTGGGTGCGGTTTTAGGCGCCCTACTTACTCCAATCGGATTAGCTTCCGCTGCCGTGATCAGCTTAGGGGCTTATCTCGTAAAGGCATCCGGTGCCGGCGGCAAAGCGCTACAATGGTTAGGCGACCGTTTCGGTGAGCTTGGAGATTGGGCCCGCACGGTCTTCCAGGGAATCGCCGACGCACTGGCGGCCGGCGACATTTCACTGGCTGCCAAGATTGCCTGGGAGTCACTTCGCGCCGAGTGGATACGCGGTATTAACTGGCTCCAGGAGAAGTGGATCGACTTCAAGGAAGCCTTTATGGCGACGTGGACTGAGGCGGTTTACGGCATCGCTGAGATTTTCGTCAACGGAGCCGCGAAGATCGAAGCGGCATGGGTGGAAGTTGCCGGCGTCATCGTGGATAAGTGGAAGTGGGCGGAGGAAAAAGTTGCGCAGGGGATCGGCTGGATTATCGCGAAGGCAGAGGGCCTCGATAGCGCGGAAGTTGCGAAAAACCTCGCGGAGCAATATGCCGGGGAAGCTCGCGCACGCGAGACGGGGCGGGCGGAGCGACTAGCAGATATCGAGGCGAGCCGGAAGGAACGCGCCGGCATTCTAGAGGGCGAACGCGAAGCCGCCCACGTCAAGCGGCGTCAGGGATACGACGCAGAACTAAAGGCCGGGGCTGCCCGCCTAGCTGAAGCCGAGGCGAAGCTCTCCCAGCTTCGCACAGAGGCCGCCCGGGCACGCGAGAGAGTAGCCCGGGAGGTGGCCACATCGAAGGCCAGGCAAGGCGGGGACGCGGTCTTCGGTGCCCCGGCAGCCGCCGGTGCGTCACCGCGCGGCACATTTTCCGCCCGAGCTGCCGGCCTACTTGGCGGCGGCAACGCACTCACCGACATTAGGAAGGCCAGTCAGGACTCTGCCCGGAGTCTGAAGCGGATTGACGCCAACCTGGAACGGATCGATCAACTGAAGTGGGTCGAGGGTGTTACATAATGGCTTACGTCGTCGAGCTTGTCGGACAGGAAGTCACTAAGGGGCGAAATCCTCAGGCGCTGCTAAAGTACCAAGTGCGTGGCACTGAGGATAAGGCAACCGCCTACGGCCTCGTGTTAGCCGCATCGCCGACTGTTACGATGGGTCTCGTTCGTGAGAATGCGCGAGTCGTCGAAGAGGGGGGCGGCATCTGGGCGGGAACCGTCATTTACGGCACGATGGAACAGGGCGAGCCCGGGGATATCTCCTGGTCGTTCAACATCGGCGTCGAGAATTTCCACATTACAAACGCCCTAGCACACGTGCAGAGCTACGCCGCAGCCGGTACGCCCCCAGACCACAAGGGCGCGATCGGCGTTCGGCAAGATGGCAGCGGCCGGACCGTCGAGGGCGTCGATATCAAGGTGCCGGTCTTCACCTGGGAGGAGACCCACTACGCTAGTTATGAGACTGTCGCTAGCCATGGCTTCATACAGACCCTCGAATCCACTACCGCGAAGATCAATGATGCTCCGTGGCGAATCTGGGACAAGGGCGAGACCCTATTCCTGGGTACCAGTGGTGCGAAGCGGGGCGAGGAGCCGGTCGGGCTTACCTATCGTTTTGCGTCATCAAGAACCAAGACCGGAATGACGATTGGCGATATCACGGGCGTCGATAAGGAAGGTCATCATTACCTTTGGATCGAATACGAGAAGAAGGAAGATGGCGCGGCTAACACTCTGACCGACCGACCGCTGGCTGCCCACGTTGAACGTGTCTACGATTACGCTGATATTACCGCCCTCGGGCTGCCCGATCCATGGGCTTAATTGCCGGAGACCTCGAAATGCCGATTCCCGATTCATTAGACTATTCCGACTTTCTTGCTCGGCTACGGGAACCAGGACCGACCCCATGGCCGCAAGTGTTACGCGAAGCCGTTGAGGATCTGCACAGTCGCGTAGGGTCCAGCGCGACCTACACTGTGATCGGTCGCGATGCTCCCGCGTGGATGCGAGTTCCCGGCAACGGCCGATACCTGTGCAGCGGCACACGCGCTTCCGGGGGCGATCAAGTGCAGTTGCAGGCCGCGATCGACGAAGCCAAGGCGAACGGCCCGGGCCGCACCAACAACCAGGGCGGCGTGGTGCGCATCATTGGCACGCTCTACGTTAGCAAGGCGGCCGGGCAGACAGATATCGTGATCAGTGACTGCACCTTCACGGGAACCACCGGTGTGATTTCCGGGATCACTTTTTCTGGAGAAGCCACTATCGCCGACGTGGAGGTCGGGCAACTCTTCCGAATCCGTGATGGTGACACTGGCGGCGACACGTTGGAGGATAAACACGAAGACCACATCGGGACCGTGACTGCCAAGACGGCCGACCCCGACACGATCACACTCGACACGCGGACTTATGAGACCTACACTGGGGTGAATGCTCGGCGGATGACCTGTGCCGTCAACTTGAATGATTTCGTCTACCTCGAGGGCGACGGCGTCAACCATGCCACCATTATGTTGGCCGACAGCCAGGATTGCGACGTCGTCCACTATGAGCGTGTCAACGGCGCCTATACTGGTGCCGGGTTCGGCCTGCGGAATCTCGCCATTGACGGCAATAAGGCCAACCAGGGCGACAAAGTCAGCGGCAACTTCGACTGGCGATGCAATGGAGTGGTTGTCAACGCGAACCACTACGATCTCCAATTGCACGGCGTGAATGTGATCTCCTGCAAGGGAGATGCCATGCACATCAACCAGCCCTGGGGCTGCCGCATTCTTGACGGATGGTTCGAGCACTGCGACGGCGGCGGCATCTTCCTTACCGGCTCGGGTGGCGCTAAGATCACCGGCACGAAAGTGAACGCGAACGCCGGCCCGGCACTGGTTCTTTTGAAAGGGCAAGATAACTTCATCAACATGCGTGTGCTGGGCACCGAGGGCGACATCACAACTGCGGCCCCCGATGCTTACACTCGTGACGAATACGCACTGAAGATCATCGGGGGTTACCGCAATTCGATTGTCAACACACAGATCACCGACGGAGCAACGACTGATGCCGCCGGCGGTGTCTACTTAAGTGGTGCACTCGAAAACGTTATCAGTGGCTGCAATATCTGGGTCGAGCAGACTGGTAATGCAGGTATCACTTTCGGGACCAGAAGTAGCTACGACAACGTGATTCTTGGGAACGTTTTCGACCCAGCGTGCGCTGACCCGATTGCCGGCCTCGACGCGGCGGGGACGTGGCATTCAGTTAATATCATTCGCGACAACGTCAGTCAGTGGTATGAGGACCGCCAGGAATACTTCTGGGTCATCAATCGCGACGGGAGCCAAGTCGACAATAAGCGGCTGGTTGTGCGGAAAGAGGATGGATTCGGCACCTCAACCACCTTGGGCGACGGACGTGTCTTAGGTGTGACCGTTCTAGGCAATGCCGCAGACGATGCCCGACACCGTGTGCTGACCCGGGGGTACTGCTACGACTTCCCGACTGACGACGGCGAGAATATCAGCGTCGGCGATCCGCTCGGCAACGGGACGGTCGCCGGATTGGCCAAGATTGCCACCAGTGGGAAAACGGCGATTGCCATTGCACTTTCTGCCGATGGGGCCGGTACGCCTGGGCAGGCTGCGTACATTCGCGCACTCCTGGTAGAGCCGTTTGTCGTGTCGTAGCAACAGGCGAGATCACGCAATGCCTTCAGCTCAGAAAGTCAAGCCAGGGCAGCCATGGGCACCTTCCGCGGCTGCCCATAATTCTTTCGTGGATGCGGCGGAGTACGTCCAGCGCCTCCAGTCCAGCACCAGCCGCACGCCACTGCGAGACAACTGGCAGGCGACGATCCTGCAGGTCAAGAACACTACTGCCCATGACCTCGACCGGTTCAGCGTGCTGGGTGTTGATACCGTCTTCCCGCTGCCGTCTGCAAATCTTGATGCCTTCAAGGCTGGGCCGATCATTAGGGGCGTGACGCCGGCCGCCGGCACCCACGAAGGCAAGTTCGTTGTCTTCCTGGAACCCGCCAAGGCCGGCAAGATCGCCACGGCCTGCGTCGCTGGCGTCTGCGTTGCGAGGATAGACGTCAGTGACGAGAACCACGATCATGCCGACATCAAGGATGGCGACCGCGGCGCCCTCGAAAGTGGCACCGACGGGGCTGCTCTCATTCTCTGGAAGGAATCGGGGACGGGCGTACGCCGGGCCCTAATCCGGTTCGGTAACCTCAGCCACCGTACCGAGCTGGTGCAGATCCAGCCCGACACCGGCAAGCGGTATGCCACGGTCAACGCATCGGGTGTGTTCGACGGCAAGGTAGTGCACCTCGACCCGAAGCAGGGCGGTGATCTCCGCGAGGGTCTTCTGGAGGTCAAGGAAGACTGCTGGATTCTGCCACTTCGCCACCGGCCGGAAGCCCTCGTCAAGGTCACCTATTCTGGCAAGGTCGGCACCTTCACGCCCGGCGAGTACGTGACGCAAGAGGTGACCGGTGCGAGTGGCTGGCTTTTCGAGGATGACGGCACGGACCTCTACATTCACCTGGAGGAGGGATCTGCTGATTTCGAGGCCGAGGGCACGCCGGGCGATCGCACGATCACCGGAGCCACTTCAGGCGCAACCGCTGAATCAACCACCGCTACTGTAGTAACCGGCACGCTCGATGAGGAGAAGGTCAATTTACTGCCGGCATGGGACCCCTACAAGGGAAAACTACTCGGCCTGCTGGACGTGTCGGGCGATGAACGGCCGCTATACGCGATCGATGAGGCGCCGCCGATTCGGCAATTCGAGGTAGTCGACGACGACTTTCTCCAGAATGGGGACGAAACTTGGCCGGTCCGATTCAAGGCTGAGTTCCTCGACGAACCCGGCTCACCGCCAGTGTGGATCTATCTCCCGGGCGAGTGGGAGACAGAGAACGTCTCAGCCTACTACCCGGGCATCGGCCGTAAGGGCGCAGTCGGTCACAAGGGATCTTTTGGGTTTGCGAAGTGGTCCGAGGTCCGCAAACGATGGGAGTATATCGAGGGCTGTTTCAAGATCTTTGGAGTTGGCAAGACGAAAGCGGACGTCGTGGCCGGCGATCGGGTGACCGTCGATCTCTGGTGGAAAGTGTTTGGCGGTAGCTTCTCGGGTGTCGAGGATTCTGGTTGCGACATTGAAGCATTCAACTGGTACTACGAGAAGATCGAATCTGGCGATCGGGTGGTTGTTGCGTACGACCGGCAGGAAAACCTCTGGTATATCGTCGACGTAGAGGCACCAGTGATGATCGAGGGGACCGATTCCGGCCTCTTCGAGCCGGTCGGCAAGATCAAGCTCGAAGACGCCAACCCCTATAACTTCACCTACAACTACCCGATCACATTCCAGAAGGATGCCACCAACCACGTCGTGATCGTTGGCGTTACCGGCCCGGACGCCCTGACCGTCAAAGAAACGGACGACAGCCCGATAGTGCAGCGGGTCAGCGTGCTTCAGTTCGACTCCGGCGATTTCACGGTCACCGACAACGGCGGGGGCACGGTTACAGTTTCGCTCGCGGATGAGGTGAACTTTGGCGGTGGGGACCAACTGTCTATCGGGTGGGATGGCTCAGATGGAGCCTTTACCCTCACCTCTGGGAGCTTCTACTTCTCGGGCGGAACCTTTGGGATCTATACAAACGCACCCTACGAGGATTTCCACCTTGCCGACGGTGTGGCCGCACTCCAGAACTCGACGCTTGACGCCACCTCTTCGATTCCGGCGATTACTGTTGCGTCACTTGATGGGGAGCTACGTGGCTACTCGGATTCAAAAGCTTCAGACGCCGGCTTTCTTCGCCTGTCGGCAGGTGGAGGCACAAACCTTGCTTCCCGTTCCTGTATTGACATCTTCGGTTTTTCAACCGTTTCCGCCGACAGTAAGGCAATTCGGTTTGTCACCGCGGGAACGGAACGACTCAGAATCAACAAAGACGGCCACCTCTGGATTCCCGCCAACTCGAAAGAGCTCCAGTTTGGAGCGACATCCGGAGGCGATGGCCAGATCTCCCATGACGGGTCTGATTTTGTTTTCAACGTGGATACCGGGGACTTCACCTTCACCGGCGGCTACCTGGGCGTGGGAGTGGCGCCAACGACCCCGCTCCACGCCTCCCAGGCGAGCACTACCGCTGCAATCCCGGTTCAGACCCTTGAGCAGAAAGACGTTGACGAGCCCTTCCTCAAAGTCATTGGCACCGCCGCTGCTGCCGACCTTTCCCGCTCCATCGTCGACAATGGCGACGTGACCACCGCCACGCTTGCCGGCTGGGTCAAGATTGAAGTCCAGGACGACGGCGACCAGATCACCGATCAAGACTACTTCCTTCCAGTTTATACACTCGCCTGATTCGAGGTGCAGTCATGCCGAAACGGATTTGCTTTCAGATTCCAGACGAGCACTTAACCCGTGTCGCCGAGGCTGTTGTCACTCTCTATCCGATTCCGGTTGACGACAAAACCGGCGCGCCGCTCTATACGGCAGACGAATGGATTGACGAGAAATTGCGGCAGACCCCCATTGATTGGGTGTTTCTTTTCGAGAAGCGGCAAGCGGCTAAGACGGCCGTCGAGGCGGTCGAAAGAGACGACCAGGTCATCACCCTGGAACCGGCCGCCCTGTAGTGTGCTATTCTGGCTCCTCAGTGGCCCAGTAGCGGCGCTCTGCGGCTGAGGGCAGTTCTGCCTCCGGTGACGCCAACGTCGCTCCACAGGCCACGCGGGCGCGTATGGTGGCTTGTGTTGCGATTCTCCCCCGACCTACTTCTCTCTGGGCTTACTGCGTGTTCTCGGCGCGGTCTTCTTTTTGTCTTTTTCTTTTCTTGCGATTCCCAGTTTCTTGTAGTGTGGTGCTAGATTGTAGGGCTCCACGACATCAAACAATCCTTTGCTGTAACGGGCGGGCCCCGCCTGTTGTCCTGTAATTCTAAAGGCACCGGGAATTTGACGCTCGGCGGGTCGACCATTACGCATAGCCAATAGGGGGCCCTTCTGGAATGTCTTCACGATTGGGCCGACAAGCCAGAAGTTCCAGCCACCATGCGGCGTGTATTGGATGATAAATGCCTTTTCAGTGTCAATCTCCTCTATTGTGAATCGCGTGCGGGGGCCCGTTAGGCTGCCGATTTGCCCCGCCTGATGGGCGTAACGGTGAATCTGCGGTAAGGTGCCAAGCAGGGATTCCAGGCGTTTCACTTCTGCCTTCTTATTTTGAATCGTTCGGTAGGTGAAGCGTTTCCGCTTCACATCGTACGACACTGGCGATTTCGCGAGCCGTGAGGGGCGGCCACGCTGTGCTGCCCTGAGCAGTTGCTGCTGTTCCCCGAGGTACTTCTCGATGTTTTTGACCGTGAGTACGGCCGGTGGCTTCACGCGAACTGGCGTCCGGTGGCCGCCGAGAAGTTCGGCTGCTCGCCCGGAAAACGTACCCTGCTGCGCCAATGCCACACACGGAGCCAGAAAAACGCACGCGAAAAGCGCCTGATATTTCATTGCCACACCCTCCCCTTTCTTTACCGATAGGCAGCCGTGGTCGCCGGCAACCTATCGCTGTGCCCCCCTCCTATAGTACCAGAGATCGGGACATTCGGGAAGGGCTCTGTGTGGTCTTTTCTGGGGTTTTACGAGCGGGGGGCTTGTAAGTGACTGCGGATTATGCTATAAAGGTAGTAGAGGAAGAGTTTCCAGCCACCCAGCGAGCAGTCGCAATTCCACCCCAACGTGGAGAAAAAACGCCGGCTGGTGCACGAACACCAGCACGGCGCCCCTCCGCGAAAGCCCGGATTCATGGAGCAAACCATGAACGGATGCCCTCGCCTCAGCGGGTTTTCCCGACGTCCGCACGGACGTTACCACTTCTCCCAGATCAGCTCATCTCTTTTTCGTGGCTACCGCGGGGTGCTCACCATGCAGGTGATCAACTCTACCGCGCTTCGGTCTCGGTTTCTCCGCTGGGCCGTCCACAGCTCGGGCACCGCCGCAGAGAATCTACGCCCGGACAGTTTGACTATTCTGCCTAGAAAGCGGGAGGGCGAATGAACTAAGACGGGGCCAAGCGAGGTCCCAACTATCGTTGCCGGCCGGTCATCCTTCACAAAGATCCCGGTTCGGCATTTCCAGGAGAGCCATCGCCGGCCCCAGTTACAAGATAGCATATCCGGCGGTGGCGTCAACAGCTACCGTCGAGGTATAATC